CGGTAGATGCAGGATCTATCACGTGGAGACTCCGACCACGTCAACCTACTAGTTGTGTAGACAAGACAACATGCGTCATTATCCCTACTCACTAAGATGGAACGTGTACCTCTAAATTAGATACACAACAAATAAACCATCGCCGCTTTCAGAATTACGATGCGGATGCTGACTGTACTACAGACAGACCATACACCTATCCAGGACATGACTAAGTATGGATGTTGTACAGAACACGAGACGAGAATGACAATGAGAAAAGGTTGAAACCCACTCACAATCATCAGTCAAGACAGTAATGTACATTGACACACACACAACACATCACACCCTGCTCACCATTCCTTGCTTGCCTAGTCATAGGCAGCGCCACCCACTGGAACTCCAGAACGAATCGGACGTCCCTTCTTCAAGAACGTCTCGAAGTCGTCACGATCCAGGATCAACTTCCGATCCAGATTCTCGGGATCACGCATCACGAGTTCCGGTCGCGGAAATCCGAAGGTTCCACTCTTGAGCCTATCCCACAATCTCTCATTATTTCTCAACACATCCTTCTTCGCCTTCATCTCATCAACATACACATCTTCAAAACTCACATCTGAGTCGAACAATGTATTTGCAACGAGACGTCCAAGAACGGATTGTTCACGTGTCGAGCTATCGACATCAAGTCGACGAGAGAGGAAGCCAGTAGCCTTCAGCCAACGCTGACTAACTAACTTCCAAGCCTTCCAACTACCGGAAGCCTCATGTTGGAATTTAAGGTCGTTCAACATCGCAGCACGACACAGACTGAGGTCCATATCGGTCATCTTGCCAACCATACCAAACCCACCAAAGCGCGTGGGGGTAAACCAAGGCAAACGAGACATCTGCGGCGATGAAAGCAGATCCTTATTCGACTCCATGAATAAGGCATTGAGATGTGGCCAGACGTTCTCCCATGATACCATCTCACCATTCACATTCCATGTAACGGAGGTCAACTCTGACCAAAGATACTGATGACGTGCACCAATTGCAAGCTCACGACCACCTCCTACGAGGCACTTCGTCTTTGCTTCATTGGCGGCCGAACGTTTCAGTCCGTACACTAAACCCATATTAACTAGGGGTGTGAATGTGAACTTCTTCGAGACTGGATCACAAGCGTACAACCGTGAATTAATTTCGATAAACTCATCACTGAAATATGTCTTACCCATGGACTCAATCAGGCCCATGACAGTCCCAGACCTACCCCAAAGGTACCGTCCGAACTCAGACACTTTCAGTGTACAGTCATCACCATTGATAAAGCCTTGATATCGCTTTACATCAATGTTCTCACGTTCATACACGTACATCCCATCTACTTTACGAAGTCCATTATCAATCTCACACACCATACGGCACAGTGCAAGATTGGCAATACACAAAATCGGGAACGAAATTATCGAACCCATTAACTGGCCTGCACGCTGTGGAGCGTCACCAAATATATGACCGGTCAGCAACTTCATGCCGATCGCATACTCCTCATCACTAAGGTTCAGACAATATGCAATCTCTTGCCAAATTGTCTCAGAAACCCATGATTTGAGATTATCGGTAGCCGCTTCATAATCTCCAGAAAGGAACTTCTGACCACTTGTCAAAGTTCCGATGACGTCGTTCATCCTACTTTCTGAGATATCTCCTCCACAACGTAGTGACTCAAAACATTCAAACCTCGAAAGGCACTTGAATAGAAACATTTGCATTGGTTTCATCACTGTCTGTGAACAGACCGGACCCTTGGTTATAACACGAACTTTCAAAGCTTCGGCTAAACCCACGGGTTCAACTGTCGGGACTTCCTTCTCAGCCATCTTTAAAAGACGCTTCCAAAGAATCTCACCGGCAATGTCCAGTCCACTATCATCAAACAGGATCTTTAAGTCACCAGCATCCTTACCTTCCAACTTAAATTTCGCAAAGCCTCCCGGCTTCCGAATACCTTTAAGTAGTTCAGGATGTTGCATCACGAATCCGACAGCACCTCCCTCACCTCTAGTACTCACATAATGTGCAGATGTAGACGGAAAGAAAGGTCTGAAGCGATTTTCATTCGTAAACTCTACGAATCCAGACTTTGTGTCGTTCGACGCCAGGACTTCACGAACTGTCCTTCTCAGTTCAAGCTCGATCTTCTCACGACTGAGAGGCATGTCATCATAAAGCGCATTCAACTGTTGGTCACTAGACAACTCTGTCAGACCAAGCAGCTTCACGACTGCCCGTGTAGACTCTTCAAAATCTGCACGCGGGTCAACCGTCGTCAACTTCTTAACTGTTGACGCTACACTTTCTTCGACCATCGCTTTATCAGGTCGAGGCATACCCTTCTTCGTCAGTTTTATTGACGCCAAATGGCCCAAAAACTCGATATTAGAACGCGATTTAGCATTCCGAAGAAGAAGATCCAAGAACCGTCCAGCTGCACCACAAAGCAGCTTCCCCGGACGATCATTTTTCATATTGGGTGGTGGTAAAGGCAGCTCACAGCGCGTGTGAAAGGAAAAGAATGCAGCCAACTTGTACTTAACAAGCTTGACCCACTTCAATCCTGACTCACATACACAGTGACTCCACCAGACTAGTGTCTTCTGAACCGAAGGGACACAATATCTGGTCTTAAATCCATGTATACACAGGTAATCAACGAGAACCTGTATACACCCGCGCAAGGACTCAACCGTCTCAGCAGACAGTTGAGGGTGCTTACCCTCCGTCTTAGCTAACGAAGAGTTTCCTGCAACCATTAGAATGGTATCCGCCATTGTTGTCTTTGCTAAGTGCA